CAGGATCCCTTTTAAGGCGACCCTTTCAGGGTCACGCATAATATATGTCACTTTGTTTCCTCCTTCCCCGGCGCCCTTGCGTCGCCTGCGGGCCGGATCCTTTCTTTTGGAAGCAGCCTACAATAAATATTTTACCTTGTCAAGCTTTTTTTACATTTTTTTTTAAATTTTTTTTTTCACAATAAAATCGATAGGATATGTATCCCTGGTTCTGTCGATGATCCTTGACTTCTCACCCGGGGGTGATGGTATGCTCTCGGCAGAGGAGGACATATGGGGACAGATATGAGGACAGATATATCGGAAAGCTTCAGGTCGGTCAGACGGGCGCTTGGCCTGACGCAGGCGGAAATGGCGCGGATTCTCGGCGTCTGCCGAGTGACCCTCTGCATGTATGAGACCGGGAAAATCCGAGCGCCCGGAGGAGACAAGGTCTTGCGGCTTCTCCAACTCAAGGAGATAGTCGACGAAAAATGACCCTCCTAGCCGTCGACCCCGGGACATACGAGTCGGCCTATGTCGTCTGGGACGGCCAGAAGGTGCTCGCCGCCGGCAAGGTCGCAAACGAAAAGATGTTGGAATTGATCGGCAACCCGCCCTGGGATATCGATCGCCTCGTCGTAGAGCGCATCGCCTCTTACGGGATGCGGGTGGGGCAGGAAATCTTCACGACCTGCTTGTGGACCGGGCGCTTCGTTCAGATGGCGGAAACGAACAAAACCGAGTGGATCCTGATTTATAGGATGGATGTAAAAAAATATCTGGTTGGATCCCACATGGCCCGAGATGCCGACATCCGGCGCAGGCTTCTAGACATAGTGGGCCCGACAGGGACAAAGAAAGCCCCCGGACCGACCTATGGGATAAAAGGCGATGCGTGGCAGGCCCTCGCGCTCGCCGTGACGGCATGGGACTTGACGGTCGGTAAGTGAGCATGAGATAGAAGGACAAGAAGAGGTGGGGGATAGGTGTCGCGAGCCGAAACCCCTGATTCCCGACAGGGAGATCCCCCATTTTTTCAAATCGGGTGTCCAAAGGGAAGGACAACAACATGCAAGAGAACAATAGACTGCGATGGGCGTTGTGGTACGCTGAACAGATGCATTTCTCGATCATTCCCCTTATCCCAGGGGAGAAAAAACCATTAGTAAAATGGGAGCCTTATCAGAAGCAACGAGCCGGAGCGGAGCAGATCCGGCAATGGTGGACGAAAGAGCCCGCGGCCAACATCGGCATCGTCACGGGGCGGATATCCGGACTAGCCGTCGTCGATCTTGACAGGTACTCCCCTGACTACTCCGAAGAGATAGCCCTCAAATTCTTCCCCGACTCGATCGTTACCCCCTGCGTCTCGACTCCGCGAGGCGGACAGCACCTCTATTTCACATGCCCCGAGCAAGACATCACAATCAACGCAAGAGCACTGCCGGGGATAGACTTGAGGGCAAACGGCGGGTATATCGTCGCACCGCCATCAACGGACGGGAATGGGGCAGGATACAGGTGGATCGTAGGATTGCCGCAAGCGCCTTTGCAACATCTCCCAGAAGCATATATAAAAAAAATAAGTAACATATATGGGAGAGTAACAAGTAAGAAGGACGACGAGTTTCAATCGTTACAATCGTTTCATTTGTTACAATTGTTACAACATGGGAGGCGAGACAACGACCTATTCCACATCTTCTGTTGCCTTGCCAAGGGTGGGTACGAAAGGGAGTTGGCTTACAAACTAGCCGAAATCATTGCGAAAAATTGTTCTCCAGTTTTCGATGTGAAAGAGGCTATCGCCAAGGTGGACAGCGCATATTCGCGGTCAGAAAAGAGAGCTCGCAATCTAAACGCAGAGGTCAGGGAGTGGGTGTCGTTACAGCAGCGTTACATCTACGTTACCGAATGTTACGAGGCGTTACATTTGTTACATAGTAGCGATAGGACTAATTGTCGTGTTATTTTGCATAGACTTTGTAAGGAGGGGCTGCTCGAGAGAATTTCACAAGGCACGTTCCGGAAGATAGAGCAGGATTGTGCCGATATAGACATCTGGGATGCGGACACGACTCCCCTAGATGTCCGTTTTCCATTCGAGATCGAAGCCCTCGTACATACCTACCCGAAAAATATCATTGTAATCGCAGGAGAACCTAATGCCGGGAAAACAGCTTTCCTGTTGAATTTTGCTCAAAAAAACATGGACAGGCACGAGGTGATTTATTTTTCCTCGGAGATGGGAGCGCTCGAGCTGCGGACCCGCTTGGAAAAATTCGGAATGCCGATGGATGTGTGGAAAAAGGTAACATGGAAGGAAAGGGCGAGTGATTTCGCGCCTATGATCCGTCCTAATGCCATAAATATCATTGATTTCCTCGAAGTTCATGATGAGTTCTATAAGGTAGGATTTTTCCTTAAACAGATATTCGACAAATTGGACAAAGGTGTCGCCGTCATCGCTGTGCAGAAACCGAAAGGTAGGGACGAAGGCTTAGGTGGCCAGAGAGGCATGGAAAAGCCTCGCTTGTATTTGGCGATGGAGCCCGGAAAAATAAAAATTGTCAAGGCGAAGAACTGGCGCCATGAAGGGATTAATCCGAACGGAATGATAAGAGGGTGGAAACTTGCAGCAGGATGCAAATTCAGAGTTGAAAGCGACTGGCAAAAAGGCTAAGCGGTTATACGAAGGCATTTTTGTTGTTGGAAGCAGGGTAATAATCAAGAGGACAAAGGCATATTCGAAGAAGCAGGCGAAGATTTTTATGATTCAACAGCTCGCAAAGGAGCTGAAGGTGTCCAATGCAGCGTGTTTGATGCGAGTATTCGATGGACATATCGACAACTACGTCATTGAGGGCATTGAGGGCATGGAGGACTAAAGATGCTAACTACATGGAAAATGATAACACAATATACAGGTTTTTCTCGAAATACGATAAAGAGGCTCGTCAAGGAAGAGAGTTTCCCGCTGATTTACATCGCTAGCAGGCCGGTTACTACGAGACAGCAAATTGAGACCTGGATCGAGATGAAGATGGCCGAGGAGGAGAAGCACAAAAAATAAACCATGTCAAGACCTTTTTTCTGGACAAGAAGTGTCAGGAAGTGTCAAGGAGAAAATCGCCGGAAAAACATATGGTATGATCTACTCGATAAAGATCTACGGTCGTCAGGGGAACGCGACAGGATAAAGAGAAGGGGAGAGAGCTAAGAAAGACTGCATCGCCGCAGGAGGGGCGGAAAGAGGACACAGCAGGAGACAGGAGATGGCAGGACCGGGAAAAGGGGGAAGAAAACCAGTTCAGATACCGCTGGATAAGGTCGAAGATCTCGCGGCGAAGGGGTTGACCCAGGAGCAGATATGTCACGTCATCGGGATTAGCCAAGAAACGATGTGCAAGTATAAGAGGCTGAATCCCGAATTAGTTGAAGCAATACAAAGAGGGAAGGCCAGAGGGACGGAGGCTATTGCAAATGTCATATATGAGAAGGCCAAAAACGGCGACTTCGCCAGTGCTGCATTTTTCCTCGAGCGCCGTTGCGGATGGACGCGAAAAGAGACATTGCAGCATCAAGGAGATGAAGAGCAACCCCTGGTAATCGTCATCACAGAAAAGGCAGAGAAGGCAGAGAAGGAGAAATAGGGAAATGGCGGTAATTGGGGGCTCCGGAGTCAAAACGAGAATCGAACTGACCCCGGAGCAGGGCCAGATTTTCTTGCACCCCGCTAGGTGGAAGTGTGTCATTGCCGGCAGGCGCTTCGGGAAGTCTTATCTGGCCGTCACCTGGCTCCTGAGCGCGGCTCTCTCGGCAAAAGACCTGTTATGTTACTATGTTGCGCCAACCTATCGTCAGGCGAAGGAAATCGCCTGGATAACGCTCAAAAGACTCCTGCCGATGAGTCATGTCACTGCCGTGAATGAGTCAGAGCTTTCAATCGTCTTTAGGAATGAATCAAGAGTCAAATTAAAAGGCGCCGAAACATACGATAGCCTCCGCGGCGTCGGCATCGATCGCCTCGTGATGGATGAGTATGCCGACATTGCCGAGGAGGCGTGGACCGAAGTCCTCCGGCCGGCGATGGCTGACAGGCAGGGCCACGCCCTTTTCATTGGCACCCCGAAAGGGTATAACTGGGCGAAAAAGCTCTACGATCACGCCCGGTCCGACCCTGCGTGGGCTACCTGGC